TATATCCGCGGTGCATCCGGTTCACCTATTCCGCCATGCATGGACGAAGTCGATGAAGCGCGAAAGATCACAGACGAGACAGCCGCACGGCTGCGCATGCTAGGCGTCGATACAGAAGTATTCCACGACAATACCAGCCGGGATCAGAGCACCAATTTATCTACGATCGTAAATTGGCACAACGCGCAGGGCGACCATGATTACGATCTCTCTGTTCACCTGAATTGCTACGATGGTAACGCTCACGGTTGTGAGGTGCTGTTCGTTTCGGATGCGGGCGAGCAACTCGCATGGGACATAGTGGATGCGATCTGTGCCGTTTCTGGGCTGACAAATCGTGGGGCCAAGTACAGAAGTGACCTCAAATTTTTAAACTCAACTCGGGAGGTAAGTGCTCTTCTGGAAATTTCGTTCTGCGATAATCCAAGCGACTGCAATATTGTGCGCTCGCGCTTTGTCGACATCTGCTCTGCGATAGCATCTGCCGTTGCCGGCGAGGATCACGGCGAGCCGATCCCACCCGATCCGCCTGGGACGGATGACGGTATACTGTTCAACACGATTGGCACTTGCAGCACCTTCGGGGGGCCAGACGATAGCGGTGTCGCAAGCGACGAAGGCCTCGCCATGTGGTACGAGCCAACGGAGTGCCCCTGGCTCATGCTCGAAAAGCAGCCGCCCGGGACGACCGGAATGGCGCGGCGATTGGATAGCAGCGTTTTTTACGTTGCGTGCAGATGGGATTACGACGTGACGCCCAAGGAAATGCTGCGCGGGCCACAGATGGCGATGGTCACCAACGCCGACACTGGCGTGCAGCGGCTTGCCCACATAGCCGATTGGGGACCGCATGAGGCTGAAACCGGACGTGCGGCCGACTTGAGCCCCGGCCTTGCCGACAGCCTCGGGGTATCGACCGACGACGAAGTGACGGTTGTCTACCCTTACAAGTGGTGATCATCACCCTCCCGCCCTCCACAATCCCCAGGCCACCAAGACCGCCGCGGCCGTCGCGAAAGCGAACACCGCGAGCGCGCTGAACAGTACGACGACATCGCCTCTCAAGGCGCGGCCCGTCGGCGGGCTCGGCGTTTCAATGTACCCAGATCGGGCCGCCACCCATCGCCCTGATCGTTCATTGGCAGAATTATATATCCATTGGCGCACTCAAGTATCTTTAGCGCGGCCCATACTGCGTCGCGTTTGGTTTTTGCGGCATCGGCTGCAGCCAGCATTTCGTCAATGGGGAAATCGGGTTTCATCGCAGCGGCATCTGACAGTTGGTCAGCACGATTGCCATCACCGTGCCGCAGGCGACCATAAACAGTATCCAGGCTAGCGGCATTGCCCAGCGCGGCATCATGTATGGGCCTCAATATGGGCTGGCTTCAAAACAGGCCATTTTCTTCAATGTTTTCCAAGCATGCCCGCTGTACACGGTTCCGCTACTTGGGCGTTTCGTACCGTTCCATTCTGTCCCATGGTTTCCATTTTTCATGTGACCTTTCAAGCATATACGATCGATTGACGGTCCCAGACCGTTTCATTCCGTGTCGTTAAGTCCCGCCTTGGAGTATGGGCTGGAGTATGGGCTGGCTTTTGCGGCGTCGCCCATGAGGCCCTTCAAGGCTTCGCGTTTCACGAAGGATCGGCCACCCAATTGAACGACCTCGAGCTTTCCGTCCTTGATCCAACGATACATGGTCGAGCGGCCAATGTTGAGAGCAGCCCGGACCTCGGACAGCTTATAGGCGGTTCGTTCGGTCATGCTGGCCTCATATTACGACGCCGCCCCATTCAAAGTGGAGCAATGGACGGGGCGGCGCCTTCCGCCGGTCAGGTGAGGTGTAACCGCCGGCGAAACTCATGGTCGTTCCAATGCGTCAGCGGCATATGCCCGTATCTCGGACAGGGTAAAGTTGCGTTCGCCAATGCCGCCGATGACGATGTTGTCGAGTGCCGCCCGCAGCCGCTCGATCTCCAGACATGCTTCCTGGTGATAACCGTTGTACTTCTCGGCCTCGACCAGATCGGCGAGCAGCCGCTCGATCTCGGCGGCTCGCTCTGCCAGCAACTGTTCGGCGCGTTCCAACGCCTCGACAAAGGGATTGGTCAACGTGATCTCCATGTACGGATGCTGCCGCTGCGGGTCAGCCCGGCTTCACGCGCTAGCACGCGGTTGCTTTTCGCGATGGCGGGAATGTCTTCCTCGCCGGTCTTTCTGGTGTGGCATTCCACACACAACACTTGGCAGTTGGTCAGCTCGGCATCGTGTGAGAACACGACCGGATTAATGTGGTCGTAATGCTTGAACTTGCCGGCGAACAACGCGCCGCAGCCCTCGCAGCGCCCGCGGCAGCGCCGCCATGCGGCGAGCTTGGTGGCCTTGGTGAATTCAACCCGCTTTTCGGTCATCCGGCACTTCCCACACATCATCCGCAAACACGACGCCGTTCTGTGCGCCCCAACTCTGGATAAACTCGATCAGCTCGCTCATTTCCGCCTTTGACAGGTCGCTCGATCGCCAGCCGATCGGAAAGAATGTTTCCCCGTCGAGCGATGGCACGAAGATGGTTTCCCGGCCCATGGCGTGCATGAAGATCGATTTCCACTGATCTGCGGTGTAGCGCCGGCCGCAGTGGGTTTTCTGGCGAGCGATCTCACTAAGCATCGCCCACATTTTGTCATTTTGCGGTAGCGTACGGCGCGCGCCTTTGAATTCTACCCTGGTGCCTTCCGGCACGCGCTCCATCAGCCGCATGGCGCGGGCGCGGGTCACGGGGCCGTCAATGCGCAGCAGCGCGCGGCTCATGCGGCCGCCTGCATGTAGCGTTTGCGCAGCAGATCGACGGTGGCGTCGAGATCGATAAGGAATTGCGTAATCTCTAATTCCATCTTGGTGATCATCACAGCGTCACGCTCGACGCGGCGAATATTCAACTGCATCTTGGACGGTAGTTTCAGATTGTGGTGATACGACACGAAATCGACCCACGCCCTGCCGGTACACATCATCTGCGCCTGCATTTGGGTGATATATTTCGGCTCGATTTTGTCGCCGAGCAGCATGTCGAGGTGCTGGGCCCCGTTGGGAACCTTGATCTCGATGAGGCCGTCGGCACCGACGAGGCCATCAGGCGATGCCCCGACCAGGGGGATCGTGGGGTGCTCGATAAACCCCACCTCCACGACCTCAACGCCGCGCTCTAGCGCATAGGCAAAACGGGCCTGCGGCTCCATTTCGCTGCCGTGGGCCATGGCGGCGGTGACATACTGCTCGGCCGGCTCGCCGGTGAGGCGCTCCCACACTAGTTCCGTCAGGTAATTTTTCCGACCTGCCGTATAACCTCCAGAGCGGGTGACGGCCACGATGTCATGCACGCGGCTGGCGGTAACTTTTCCGCAGCGGACGGCGTGCCATTCGGGGCTACCCTGCTGCATTGGCCACCTTTGGCAATTTCTTGACGTAGGCGAGCGCGGCGTCGTAACGCTCGGGGGCAAGGTTGGCGATCAGATCAATGTGGGCAAACTTGCAGAACCAATCGGCACTGCGCCCGCTATCCTTGATGGCCATGACCAAGGCGACCGCTTGATCGTCGCTGATTTTCTCGGGCGGATTGGGGCCCTTGCCGTTCGCGTCGGTATCCTCGTTACGGGATGTCAGATTGAGCAGCGCAATGGCCGAATATCGTTGAGCATAGGACTGTGTCGAGCCGTAAGCCTGCACGATGTTCTTGGCCCCTGATTTGTCGATCGGCAGTTTCTTGCGAGTGCAGATCGAGTAGCCGCTACGGTGAACAAGGATGGCCTCGATCTCAAACAAGCTCTCGGTCTCGGTTATGATATCAAAGCGCAGGCCGAAGCCGTACTTCTGCAGCACCGGCTTAATGTGATCGTTGATGTCCTCCCAGCGGGCGTAGTTGTAGCCGCGGCCGCCGCCGTGATCGATACGGCCGAGCTTGGGCACCTCGGGTAATTCGCCCTGCATCACCACAAAGTCAGCATCGAACATGATGCGGGCCTCGTCGCGCTGGATCTCGCGCAGGAAGGCGTAATATTGTTTAGTTTCTTCCAGCGTGGCGCCTTCGCGGATTTTCTCGATGATGACCTGCGAGAGCGTCGGCTTGGGGATCGGCATGGAAGTCAATGCCGTGCGTTGGGCTTCGATGGTCATCAGTATCCCCCCATCTGTTCGTCGAAGCCGTCGCTGTCCATATGCTCGGCGTCCTTGCGGGCCTGCTCGACCTGCTCGCGCAACTCCTTCACGTGCTCGCGGTCCAGCGGCATGCCCATTCCGAACTCAGCAATTTCGAGTTTGAGTTGCAGGCGGCGGAAGTGTTGTTTGGGGGTCATGTCAGCGGCCCTCCATGTCGGCGAGGGCGCGCTTGGCGTCGGCCAGTTTTGCGAACCGGGCGATAACGACGTAGCCGTCGTTGTGTTCTTCGGTGATGAGGTAGCGGCCGGGTTGGCCTACTGCCACGTTGTAATCAGTGCAGACACTGACAAGGCCGCGGCGTTCTTGGAAGGTTTTCATTTTCCGTGCTCCATTGCTCCAATGCAACGAAGCATACAACACAGCGTTGGGTTGTCAAGCGGCAATGTAACCGGCGGGTGGAAATAATTGCAACCGGCTGTCCCCAACGGCTCGTAACATTTTGTGACAGTGGTGGTACGGAGCGGTGGCTTACACAAAAACGACGTGTGCGTTAGCGTGGGCGTGCCGGCCCACGTTCAACCAAGACACAGAAAGGGGATCGTCGATGGGACAGGCAATGCCAGAAGACTATGACGCGCCGACGGCCGCAGATGACGCCAATCTGGCCATGCAGCTGGTTCTACAGCTGCCCCACGACGCGCGCAGA